GTGGCAACGGTGGCCAAGACCGCATTTGCGGTGGCGGTCGGCGCTGCTTCGGTTGATGCGCTTCGGGATTTCATTGATCGAACGATCGAGGCAACGGCGGCTTTGCAGCAGTTGTCCGAGCAGACCGGCGCGAGCACCACCGCTTTGTCTGGGCTGGCCCCGGTGGCAACCATATCAGGCACTGCAATGGAGACGATTGGCACCAATCTCTCCAAACTCTCCAAAGCGCTCGCTGGGGTGGATGACGAGGGTGCTGATGCCAGCAAGGCGCTGCAGTTTCTTGGGATCACCGCCAAGGATTCGGGCGGTAATCTGCGCGATCCGGCCGAGGTGCTCAACGATGTGGCATTGAAGCTGGCTGAGTTCGAGGACGGTGCCGGTAAGACGGCACTTGCTATGGACCTGTTCGGCAAGTCTGGTGCCTCAATGCTGCCCTTTTTGAAGGACCTTGCAGAGAACCAGAACCTCAACATCAGGCTCACCGCCCAACAGATCGAGGAAGCTGACAAGGCATCCAAAGCAATGGCTCGGATGCGGGCAGAAAGTAGCTTTGTATCCCAGACCCTGGTGACGAGCGCCATTCCTGCGCTGTCGGTGCTATCCGAAGAACTCAAGAAGATCCTGCTCGGTACGGACAACGCTGTAACGGGCATCAGCAGGCTACGTGATGATGGGACCCTGGCCAAGTGGGCAGAGACCTCGGCCTATGCAATCGCGGTGCTGGTGGACAGCCTTCGTGCGATTTTTCAAGGGATCAAATCGATCGTCGGCAGCTTTCAGGCGGTTTGGGCTGACATCGAGTTAGCCGGGGGTTTCATCGCCCGCGGGGGTGTTCCTGGCTTGCTCATGGAGGGTAATCGCAAGGCGCTACGCGAGGCGCTTGACAAGCGCAACCAGATCGTTGAGCAAGCCAACCGCAACTATGTCGAGCTGTGGAACATGCCGCTGCTGGCCGACGCGGTGACGCAGCGATTCGATGAGATGCGGCGCAATGCTCAGGCGGGCGCAAACCCCCAAGGAGACAAACCACAGCGGCCCACTCTCAACTACAACACCGCAAGCGATGCCAACCGCGCCGAGGCGCTTGCGGGCATCGAGCGAGACGTCAAGCGGTTGCAGGATGCGCTCGATGTCGAAGCTGCGCTTTTGAAGGATCGCCAGCGCATCATTGATCTGTACGAAGGCCAGGGATTTTTGACCTTCAAGGAAGGCAGTGACGCCCGCATCGCCGCGCAGGACGACTTCACCGAGCGTCTTCGTGCAAACATGGCAGAGGAAGAGGCCATTTTGAAGCGGGGTCTTGCGACCGTAGCCAAGACGACCCAGGAAAAGGCAAAGCTCACTGCCCGGCTCGAAGAGGTCATGGCCCGGCGTGCCCGGCTTGAGCGCGAAGTCCAAATGTCGGGGCTAGAGCGCAGCATTCGCGAACCGGGTGAGGCCTTCAAGACCACACTCGCAGACATTGAGCAGCGATCGAGGGCGCTGCAGGCGCTTGCCGATGATGAGGCGGCCATCATGCGAAGCCGTCAGCGGGTGATTGACCTCTACCAAGAGCAGGGCTACCTGCGCTTTCGGGAAGCAACCGATCTACGGGCCAACGCGCAGCAGGAATACCTGGAGCGCTCGCGCGCCTACTTCGATCAGGAAGAGGCGTTGCTGCGCACGGCACTTGAGACAGTGGCTAAAACCGCTGATCAACGTCGGCAGATCGAGGAACGACTCGCCACATTGGCTGCTAAGCGCCAGCGCATGGAGCGTGAGGCTGCTCAAGTCACTCTTGAGCGCGCCATTCGCAGCCCGTTTGAGGCGCTGCGCGACATCCAGGAGCGAGCATCCCGAGCCGAGTCCGAGTTCAAGACCCGAGAGGAGCAGATCCGGCTGCTTCGCGAATCCGGCGCTATCAGCGAGTTGGAGTCTTTGCGGCGCCTGGCCACTGCCCGGGAAGAAAGTGCCCGGCAACTCGAGCAACTGGCCGCCGAGGCGCGCGCAGTAGCTGAATCGGCGCCGGGCAATGAGCGATTTGCAGAGTCCATGCGCCAGATCGCAGAGAGTGCCCGTACTGCCGCAGCCGGGGCGAAGGAGTTGGGTCAGCGGGCCAAGGAAATTGCAGAACCCTTCACCGCTGGATTTCAGAAGGGGCTCAAGAGCTTCATTGAAGATGCCGAGGCGATGGGTAAGCAAATCGAGTCCATCACAAGCCGGGCGTTCAACGGCATGACCGATGCGCTCACCCAGTTCGTGATGACTGGCAAGCTTGACTTCAAGAGTCTGGCCAACTCGATCATCTCCGACCTGATCCGCATTCAGATTCAGCGGGCGATCACGGTCCCGCTGGCCAACGCCATGATGGGCTTCTTTGGCTTTGCGGGCGGCGGTGTCATGACCTCTGCTGGTCCCATGGCCTTGCGCAGCTATGCCTCGGGCGGCGTTGCTAACTCACCCCAGTTGGCGCTCTTTGGCGAAGGCAGCAGACCAGAGGCCTACGTTCCACTGCCTGACGGTCGCTCCATTCCAGTCACGATGAGTGGTGGCGCGTCTGGTGGGGATGTCTTCAACATCTCGGTCAGCGTTTCGGACGCGGGTGCTTCCAGCCGCGGGGACGACCCGGGCGGACGCGATCTGGGGCGTGCGATTGCTAGTGCTGTTCGCCAGGAGTTGCTGGCACAAAAGCGAGCCGGTGGGCTGCTTGATGGCCGGAGGGCCGTGTAAATGGTGACGAAGTAATGGCGACGTTCACCTGGACACCATCGGTCGGCGCCAATTTGTCCGTCCGGCCCAATGTGCGGCGTGTGGCCTTCGGCGACGGCTACGAGCAGCGCTTGGCCTTCGGCATCAATACGCAGCCGCAGGTCTGGTCCTTGGAGTTTCGGGGGCGAACCAGCACAGAAGCAACAGCGATCGATGCGTTCTTACGTGCACGCGGTGCAGTGCAGGCCTTTGACTGGACGCCACCAGGAGGAGCTTCGGCCAAGTTCGTTTGTGAGGAATGGAGTCGATCAGTGGATGAGCCCAATGTCGAGTCTGTTCGGGCAACCTTCAAACAGGTGTTCGATCTGTCATGACCGTCCAGTCCATCTCCTCTGAAATTCAAAAGCTCGCGCCCAGCAGCGTAATCGAACTCTTTGTGCTGGATCTTGCACTGTTTGGACAGGGACCGGTTCGCTTTCATGCTGGCACCAATGCTTTGCAGCAGCGGGTCGTCTGGCAAGGCAACGCCTACGAAGCGTTTCCCATCGAGGTCGAAGGCTTCGAGCTCAATGGCAATGGCCAAGTTCCCCGGCCGCGCCTGCGGGTAGCGAATGTCACCGGGACGATCACGGCGCTGGTTCTCACGTACCAGGACTTGGTGGGCGCCAAGATCACGCGTAAGCGAACGCTTGCGAAATACCTGGATGCGGTCAATTTTGAGGGTGGTGTCAATCCGACCGCTGATCCTTCGGCCGAATTTGCTGACGACGTGTACTACGTCGACCGCAAGTCCAGAGAAACACGGGATGTTGTCGAGTTTGAGCTCGCCGCATCGTTTGATCTGGAGGGAGTCTCACTCCCGCGCCGGCAGATCGTCCAAAACGTCTGTCCCTGGCGCTACCGGGGTTCCGAGTGCGGGTACACCGGCACGGTCTATTTCGATGCCAACGATCAGTTGGTTGGCTCCAGCAGTCTCGACGTTTGCGGCAAGCGTCTGTCCTCTTGCAAGGCGCGGTTTGGACAGAACGCTGAGTTGCCCTTTGGTGGCTTTCCGGCTGCAGGGCTGATTCGCTGATGCTTTCTGAAAACCGGGCCCTGGCGCTCGATCACGCCCGTGAGTCTTTCCCGCGGGAGTCTTGTGGACTGCTCGTGATCCGCAAGGGTCGGGAGGTGTACTGGCCGTGCCGAAACATCGGTGTGGGTACGGACCAGTTCGTGATTCACCCCGAGGACTACGTCAAGGCCGATGAGCAGGGGCAGATCGTGGCCGTGGTGCACAGCCATCCGGGCCTGCCGCCCGAGCCAAGTCAGGCTGACCGGGTGGCGTGTGAGGCCAGTGGCTTGCCCTGGCACATCGTGAGCGTCCCAAACGATACCTGGGCCTGCATTGAGCCGATGGGCTACGTTGCCCCTTTGGTGGGGCGCGAATGGTCGCACGGCGTGCTCGACTGCTACGCCTTGGTACGCGACTGGTTCCGAACAGAGCGTGGGGTGGATTTGCCCAACTTCGCGCGCTTTGACGATTGGTGGAAGCGCGGCGAAAACCTCTACATCGAAAACTTTGCCCAGGCTGGGTTCTCGCCGGTAGACGCGAGCGATCTGCAGGCTGGCGACTGCTTCCTGATGCAGGTGGCATCTCCCGTTCCGAATCACGCCGCGGTTTACCTTGGAGACGGGCTGATCCTGCATCACCTGCAGGGTCGTCTTTCCAGCCGCGACGTCTACGGCGGCTATTGGCAAAAAGTCACAACACACATCCTCAGGTACGCGAACCATGGTCACGATCATTCTTCTCGGTGAACTTGGGCGCCGTTTTGGCCGCAGGCACAGACTGGCCATCACATCAGCCGCCGAGGCCATTCGGGCGTTGGCAGCCAATTTCCCCGCCTTTGAGCGGGAACTGGTGGCCTCTGGCGAGCGTGGCGTGGGATACCGAGTGCTGGCTGGCCGTGAGGCATTGACGCTGGATCGCCTGCACGAGCCAACAGGGCAAAGCCGTATCACCATCGCACCGGTGATCTCGGGCGCGGGTGGCAATGGCCTCGGTCAGATATTGCTGGGCGCAGCCTTGCTGGCCGTGGCCTGGTGGAACCCGCTGGGCTGGGCTGCGTCGGGCGCGTTTTTGTCACAGGCGACGCTCTATTCGGTGGGTACCGCAATGATCCTCGGTGGTGTGGCGCAGATGATCGCCCCCACTCCGAAGGCCACCGAGCCCTCGGAGCGGCCAGAGAACAAGCCCAGCTACAGCTTCAATGGCGCGGTCAACACCACCGCTCAGGGGCATCCTGTGCCTGTTGGGTATGGACGGCTGATTGTGGGCTCGGCCGTGATCAGCGCCGGAATCGATGTGGACGAGATTGCTGCATGAGCGATTTCAAAACCAACAAGCTCATCATTGGCGCAGGAGGTGGCGGCAAAGGTGGCGGTGGCAGCGCCCGTGTGGCCCAAGAAGCGCCCGACAGCCTGCGATCCAAAGCCTACGCCCGGGTGGTAGACCTCATCTCCGAGGGCGAGATCGAGGGCCTGGTCGATGGTCTGCAATCGGTCTACCTAGACGACACCCCCATCCAGAACCCGGATGGATCGACCAACTTCTCAGGCGTCACCCTGGAGACCCGAAACGGCAGCCAGCAGCAAAGCTATGTGCCCGGGTTCTCCTCCGTTGAAAACGAGGTGGTTGTAGGCGTTGAGGTCAAGGCGAGTCAGTCCGGTTCAGGAGTTGTGCGGTCCATCACTGATCCGGATGTGGACGCTGTCCGCATCAAGGTGAGCGTGCCGCAGCTCACGAACCAAGACACGACCAACGGCGATCTGAACGGGAGCTCGGTCAACTTCGCCATTGATCGGCAGGTCAATGGCGGTGGCTTCGTTGAGATCGTCAATGACACGATCTCCGGCAAGACCACTACCAAGTACCAACGCAGCTACTACGTACCGCTCACAGGGAGCGGTCCTTGGGAAATTCGGGTGCGTCGCATCACCGCGGACTCCACATCCAGCGCAGTCCAGAACAAGACCTTCTTCGACTCATACACCGAGGTCATTGAGAGCAAGCTGCGGTATCCCAACAGCGCCCTGGTGGCATTGCGTGTGGATGCTTCGCAGTTTTCCAACATCCCGCGGCGCAGCTATGACATGAAGCTGCTGCGGGTTCGGATCCCCGTGAATTACGACCCCGTCACCCGGGCCTACAGCGGGGTCTGGAACGGAACCTTCAAGATCGCCTGGACCGATAACCCTGCCTGGTGCTTTTTTGATCTGGTCACTAGCACCCGCTACGGCCTGGGTGGTTATATCCCCGAGGCCCAGGTCGACAAGTGGGCGCTCTACCGGGTAGCCCAGTATTGCGATCAACTGGTACCCAATGGCCTGGGCGGATTTGAGCCTCGCTTTACTTGCAACCTGTATCTCCAGACTCGGGAGCAAGCCTACAAGGTCGTGCAGGACATGGCCTCGATCTTTAGGGGCATGGTGTACTGGTCTGGCGGAGCCATCACGGTGACGCAAGATGCCCCCGCTGATCCGGTCTATCAGTTCGCACCCAGCAACGTGGTTGAAGGCGAGTTTGCTTACCAAGGATCTTCTGCCAAAGCGCGCCACACCGTGGCCTTGGTCACCTGGAATGATCCTGAAGACTTTTACCGCCAGAAGGTGGAGTACGTTGAGGACGCGGCCGGCATCGCCCGCTACGGCATCGTGCAAAGCGAGGTGGTGGCGCTTGGCTGCACCTCCAGGGGACAGGCGCACCGCGTGGGCAAATGGCTCTTGTACTCCGAGCAGTCGGAATCCGAGATCGTCACCTTCCGCACGGGACTGGAGGGCGCTGTGGTACGCCCAGGCGATGTCATCAAAGTGGCTGACCCAGTCCGAGGTGGCATGCGGCTTGGAGGCCGGGTCGCCGCTGCATCTGCTAGCACGGTCACATTGGATCAAGACCTTCCGGCGGATCTTCCCTGGCGTTTGTCTGTGATCTTGCCTACGGGGGCAATTGAAGAGCGCCTGGTAGGGCCGATCTCGGGGCGGACGTTGACGGTGACCATCCCCTTTAGCGCGTCACCTCAGCCAGGTGCCATTTGGGTGCTGTCATCCTCGATCATTGAGCCGCAGCAATTTCGGGTGGTTGCGGTTGCCGAGCGTGATCCCGGCGTGCATGAGGTCACCGCGCTGGCGCACAACCCAAGCAAATTCGATGCAATCGAAAAAGGGCTGGCATTGCAGCCTCGCTCGATCACGGTGCTCTCGGATATGCCGCCCGCACCGAGCGGCCTTAGCGTCCAGGAGAGCCTTTACCGTGTGAAAGATCAGGCGCAAGTTTTGGTGCAGGTTTCATGGAATGAGGTTCAGACCGCAGTCGCTTATCGGCTGTCCTACCGGGTGGCCGGCGGTAACTTTGTCAGTCTGCCGCTCACCAGCGCCAATTACGTTGAAATCCGCGATGCGCAGGAGGGGACTTATGAATTCAGTCTTCGTGCCATCGGCATCACCCGCAAGGAGAGCGTGCCTGCAACTTACAGCGCCACGGTGCTGGGCAAGACGCTGCCGCCTTCGGATGTTACGGGCTTCCTGGTTCAGCGCCGGGTCTCCGATCTGCTGATCACCTGGGATGAACTCCAAGATGCAGATCTGGCGGGCTACGAGGTCCGTGTGGGTTCCGGCTGGGACAATGGCCAGCTTGTCGCTAAAACCGCTGGCACGCAGATGGTCCATGACCAAAGCGCCGCCGGGCTGTACCCGTATCACATCCGAGCCTACGACACCTCAGGGAACTACAGTGCCCATGTGACGACCTTTGTCCTGAGCCTCCAGGCGCCGTCTACGGTCCGTCAGTTCGATGTGGTGCAGTCAGCAAACCGGTTGGAGTTTCGCTGGCAGCCCAATCCTGAGCCTGAAGTCGTTGGGTACGAACTCCGTGAAGGCGCTGCCTGGGATGCGTCTCTCTTTGTCGCCGAGGTCAAGTCCACGAGCTACACGTTGCCATCTGGGTTTGATGGCGAGCGTAAGTTCTGGATCAAGGCGATCGCATCGCCCGGCATCTACGGCGAAACCCCAACCTTTGTGTCGACCGTGGTTGCCCAACCGCAAAACGCCAACCTGATTCTTGAGCGGGATGAGCAGGCGCTCGGCTTTCCGGGTACCAAGCACTTTGCCTCGGTCGTATCGGTCAACGGTCACAACGTTTTGCGCATGAGCACGGGGGCGCAGATAGCCGAGTACTTGTTTGAAGTCGATCTTGTCTCGCCTGTTCGCGCCCAGAACACACTGCTTAACAGTCTCGGGGCCTCGGTAGATGACCGAACCACGTGGCTCGAGGCCAATTTCCCTTGGAGCAGTGATGCGGCTAGGCGCCAGTGGGCCTACGACGGTGCAATCGCCAACGTGGATGCCCGGTTCCAAATCGCCAGGGAAGATGCACTGCAAGCCGGAGAAATCTACGGATGGCGTCTTAATGGTTCAACGGCAGGTCTTGATGGAGGACTGGGCAGTCCACTTTCTACCCAAGCGGCAGGCGTGGCCTATGCAGCCGGCCGATATGGCGATGGTCTCCTGGTCAAGGACACCACGCGGGTCGCCTGGTCGGTGAGCATCCCATCGGTTTTTCACACCTCCTTTTGGTTCATTCCCGCCGAGGTCACGACTTGCGTGATCTGGGTTGCAGCCGGACCCACAGGGCTGCTTTTGGTGGGCTATGACACTGCCACATCGGTCTTTTTCTTGGAAGACCAACTGTCCCGACAAGTGACTGTCCCGTTCGCCTTGTCGATGACCGATCGTATTTGCATTGGTGTCTGCCAGACCGCCTCGGAGCGGCGGCTCTTCGTTGGCCGCATGGGCGGAGATGTCGAATCAGCAAGCGCAGCCTTAGCCCCGATCGGATTGATCACCAGTTTGCGCTTGTACTAGATCCCAGTTTTTCAACTTATCCCCAACCGTGGCGCTGGTCTCGAAAGAGTCAGCGCCACTTTCTTTTAGCGAGGACTTTTCATGATCGACGAATCCATGCAGCTTCATGGCGCAATGACACTCATCCTTCGCCGCGCAAGCGGTGAAGTCGAGACGGTCCACAAGGAAAACATCATCGTCAACGTCGGATTTGATTTCATTGCCGATGCCATTGGCAAAGCAGCCAGCCGACCTGCGACGATGGGGTTCATCGCGCTTGGTACAGGCACCACGGCGGCAGCAGCGACCCAGTCAGCGCTGGTGACGGAAATCGACCGCAATGCAGCAACCTATGCACACACCGCAGGCACAAAGACGTTCACTTTCACCGCAGACTTCTTGGCAGGTGACAGCACCGGAGCCTTGACTGAGGCTGGCGTCTTCAATGCTTCGACGGGGGGGATCATGCTCGATCGTGTGGTGTTCCCTGTGGTCAACAAGGGTGCGGATGACAGCCTGACCGCGGTCTTCACCTTCACAATGAGCTGATTGTCATGCCCGATACGGTGACAGTCAGCGAGACCCAGGGCGCAAGGTACACCTGGGCATCGGCTGGCTTTACATGGTCGAGCGCGAGCGCCGGGAAGAACTGGACCACAGCCTATCCCGCCGTCTACAGCGTGGCGGTGGCCGTGAGCTTGGCTATCGTGGAGGCAACTAGACGACAGACGGTCAAGCGCACCGGTGAAGGGCTTGGCTTTGCCGAGAGGCTAGCCAAGCAGTTGACTCTGCGTGAATCAGAAGCAGTCGGGTTTGGAGAAACCTATTCAGACCTGATCGCGTTCGTCCTTCGTTGGGTCGAAACGATAGCTGTAACCGAGGTCGCCGGGAAAGCCGCCCGTAAAGAAATTAAGGAGGCCTTCCAAGCATCCGACTACCTCACAAGGGTGCTGACAAAAACTTCGAAGGAGAACTTGGCCTGGACTGACGGTCTGCGTCAGAGCGGTGTGAAGCGCCTGGCCGAAAGCCTTCCATTTCTGGAGTCGCCCCAACGAGGTGTCACCAAGAGCGCCTTCGAAGCCTTTGGGCTAGGGGATGACTTGGACCGTCTAATCACCAAGCGCATTGCTGAGGCAGTCGCGTTTGCCGAGACCTACACCGATCTGATCGCTTTCATCTTGCGCATCAGCGAAAGTTTGGGTGTCAGTGATCTTGGTGCCAAGCAGGTCCGAAAACCGTTTGCGGAAGCTTTCAGCAGCACAGATAAGGCAGCGCGACAGTCGATTAAGCGAGTCGCAGAGGCCGTCGCTTGGGGGGAGGCGTTGGGTCGAACGGTGGCCTACCGTCGCAATCTAACGGAGAGTCTCTCGGTCTCGGATGCACTTCGAAAGGCCATGCGTCTGACCGTCCGCGAAGCATTGGCGTTAGCCGAGCAGTACCGCAGGCATGCCAACGGGGTGATCAGCGACATGATCGTCGGCATCACCGAGATTACCGAGCAAGACTTCGCAGCCATTGTCGAGGCGGGTCACCCGCCGGGCTACACCGACTTTCGGGATTTCATCCAGGGTGACTACACCTACCGGCGTGCGCTTTTCAGAGCCGTCTTGAATTCGCGCAATTCCGATCGCGGCTACATCGATGGTCTGCGCGTGACTGTGGATGTGCCTGACATCTTCGATCGAGGAACGGTGCAGATCACCGACGCAGCCGCTGGCGCAGTGATCTCCTTTTCGCGCAGCTTTCGGGTCGCACCAGAGGTGACCATGACCCACAAGGGTGGAACCGCAGTGGCCATCCCACGTCTGCTCGGCTCAGTCACCACGACAGGCTTTACCGCGATTCTTGAAAACAGCTCCGGCAACCGTGTAGCCGGCTCCTTTACGTGGATTGCACAGGGGTACTAGATGCAAAACTTCACCGACATACCGTCGTCCAGAACGTTGTCCGATTCGCTCATTGAGATTCTGAACAACGACAAGACAGCAATTTCCTGCAACAGCGGAACAACCTTCCCGACGACCAATCTCCAGATCGGGATGCTCTGCTACCGCACGGACCAATTGAAGCTCTACCAGTTGATCGGCGCCAACCCCGACAACTGGCGCTTCATCATGGACTTGTCCAGTGGGATCGATGCGCAGTTCGCTGCCAAGCTCAACGCTGCTTCCTACACCGCGGCCGACGTGCTCGCAAAGCTTCTGACCGTTGATGGCGCAGGAACGGGGTTGGATGCCGACCTGCTCGACGGCCAGCACGCGAGTGCTTTTGCTTCAAGTACGCACAACCACAACGCTACGTACCTAGGCATTACTGCCAAAGCCGCTGACGCCGACAAGCTCGATGGATATGACTCCACGGCGTTTGTGAGGTCAGTAAACGGAGCCGGTCCTGATGCGGCTGGCAACGCGACAGTAGTCATAGATCTCTCCAGCCGCGTAGCCAAATCCGGAGACACGATGACGGGGAATCTCGTGATGTCGGGCAGCGCCACCATTCGATCAGCCAGGCCGGCAGATAACGCGCGGGACACGGGCTACAAGATGTCCGACGGTCAGGACCTGGGCGAGATGAACCGTAGCAATCAGTACTACGACGACCTTGCCAGCAACTGCAACGGCTACGTCCCAAACGGAAATTGCCAAGGCAATCCCTACTGGACACCACCCAACGGGAACTGGTGGACCTGGTACACGCTGATCGGACAAACCGCGTGGCACAACAGTAGTTCCTATGACGGAGCGGGCGGAACCACCTACGCCTACAACCCGGTATCGGTTGGCTACAACTATGACGGGTATTACCTCGCTGCCGACGAAATCGGTGGTGGCGAATACCACCGCAACTATCGCAATTGCAACTGCGGCGCATTCAACTGCGTGACGAACTGCAACTGCAACTGCAACTGCGCATGCAATTGCTGAGGGGAGACAGCACCATGTTCCGTCATACCGTACCGAGTCTGTCGACCCCCGTTTTTGTCGAAGCGCTGATTGCCGAACGGCGGATCTGTCTGAAGACGTACCAAGAAATTCCAGAGGAGACCTTTGGGCTCTTCAATGTTGAGAGTCCGACGACCATGGACACACGTGTACAGCGGTCGCTCAACCTCTCTCAGTTCGTAGTCCCAAGAGCGTTCCCGCCCGAGGTCTCGGGCATCTACTTCCGCCATCTGCCATGCATGCGGCTGGAAATACCCTATGTCGAAGGCGGGACGCTTGATGATGCGCTGGCCGGGCGCTACTTCCGCACCCGCAGTTACTCGATGATCGATATGGATGATCCGGCCATCGGGTCGGTCGAGCGCAAGGACGCCGCCACGTGGGTGATCGGTGTCGACTACGACGGCTACGCCCGCCCCGGATTCAACGCGCTCGCCTACGAGCACTCGACCAAGATGCATCCCTTGCGCGCCGCCCGTCAGATCGGGGCGCCCGCATGCCTGTTTGTTTACCAGCCTTTTGCATCGGTGCCATTCACGGAATGCTCGATGACGCTCAAGTTCAACCAGGGGCTTGGCTTCTACTCGAACGTTGACGCCTGGCTGCCGCGGGCAGATTTCGAATATTTGGACGACATGGCAGCGGCGCTACCCAGTCTGCGGCGCGTCGATGGTCAGACCGGCGCCATTCCGATTGCCCCGGATGGGTGGGTGACGGTTGGGCTGGAGATGGTCGATAGCACGGGCGAACCGATCAACCAAGACACTACCCTCCACCTCGAGGCAACCGGGGGTTACCTGCCCCAGCAGAGGGTAGCCTGCACGGCAGGCCAGGCACAGGTGCGTGTCGGCGCTCTCGGGCTATCGGTCGGCGAGCACTTCCGGGTCAAGGCCGGCTTCTACAGCTACACCGGGCTCATCGATCTGCACTTTGAGGTGACGCCATGATCCAGCCCATGGTCATCGCCCAGATGTGGCCCACGCCGGTCGCGCAGCAGCAGATCGATCTTCCGGAACCCATGCGCGAGGCTCTGATCGAGGTCCTCAAGCGCAAGGACGCGCAGCGTGGCGCCCTAGCCACGCGTACCCCTGACTTCCACGCCTTCATGAAGGACAAGGGGTTCTACGCCACGTCCCACTACAACCTGTTCGACGAAGCCGAGGCGCATCCCGAGCGTGAGGCGATCCTGAAGTTTGAGCGGGTGGCTTGTATGGCCGCCCGGGAATACCTCGCGCAAGCGGTCGATTTGCGAGAGGCCCATGAGGTTCAACTCTCCGGCCGTTGCTTCGGCAACGTCCAGCGAACCGGTGATAGGACGCTTCCGCACTACCACCAGGGGGTGGATTTTGTGCTGGTGCACTACCTCGCGGTTGGCCATGGCGTGGACGCTGAGGCTGGTTCTACGCCACGTAACGGGCCGCACGCACTTCTGCTACTCGATCCCCGGCCGGTACCCACCTTCCCGTATTGGGAAAAGGTTCACGCCATCCAGCCGCGCGTCGGACTGACCGTACTGACCCCTGGCTACCTTTGGCACGAGACCAACCCGTTCCGCTTCCAGGGCGATCGGGTC